GGACAGCGGGCCCTGACACGTCACGACGTAGCAGCCCCCGCGGTCCGTGGGTCGCAGGGGGCACGCGCCGCAGACTGCCGAATCCTGCCCGGACCGCTGGGCGACCTGCGGCGGGACCGTGTCATGCAGTACGTGCAGCTGGGCCATGTTCCCCGTTTTGCGGTTCGTGCTCTTCAGCACGAGGACCGCACGGACTGTGGTCACGGGGTCGAATCGGGAGGGACCGCGGTAGACGACGAGAGAGCGGGACATGACAGCCTTTCGGTAGTGATTCGGCAGTGGGTGAGACATGCGCCGGGGAGGGCTTGCACCTCCGGGCCCGCGTTGACGGGCGGCGCGGCGGGACGGGGCTAGGCCTTGCAGCAGTCGAGCGGGGAGATTCCGCACGTCACGGTTGCCGCCTCACTCGCGGGCCCGTTCCAGTGTGCGGCCCACTGGACATAGAGCAGTCCGCCCCCGGGCCCGGGGAGGTACGTGCGGCGGCCGCCGGGAAGCGGAACCGTGGTCACGGTCCCCACGTCGCAGACTGCGGGGGCCAGGGAGTAGAGAGCCAGGCTCGCCATGGTGGGGACGAATCGGACGGGCGTCCCCTCGGGCGTGCGGCGAGTGACGCGGTGCGCGCTGCAGAACCGGGAAGCAGCGGCGGCGCGGCGGGTGCACATCGGGGCGTTGCAGCAGGCGGGCGTGGTCATGGCGGGACCTTTCGGCGGGACGGGACTAGAGCGGCAGAACGCGGGTGGGGCGGGTATTCCACTCGTAGGCGGCCGCCTCGGGCGTGTAGCCCGGCGCGACGCGGGGCGGGATGCAGACGAACGCGTACCGGCCGTCGGGAAGCTGTCCACCGGTCCACTCGCCCTTCCACTCCCACTCGACCAGCGCGGCCATGCAGGCGACGCGGTGGTTTCCGGGGGCGTCAAGGGCGTAGTCCCACGGGACCGTGACGCTTCCGCGCTGGGCAGTGGCCTTGACGCGGGCGCCGCGGGTGTTGGTCGGTCCGAGGTACTTGGTGACGATGGCCTGCATAGAGTCTCCCGTGGGTGGTTCGCAGCGTTTCGACAGTCTCCCGGCAGTGCTACCGGCATGCCACATGGCCAGGTTGAGAGGTTGCGGCAGGTTATCGGCAGTCGGGCGGCAGTCGCTGGGTGGGTGTGGGTGAGATGCCCCACCCAGCGTGGGTGAGATGCCCCACTGCCCCTACCGTCGGGGCGGCGAAAGTGTCACATGCTGCGGGTTTTGCATCGGAGGGCCAGGCGCCCCGACAGAGCGACGGAAGGGTCCGGGGCTGCCGTGCCCCTGCCGCCAGCTCGCGCGCCGCGCCACGGGGCTGCTAGGGGCCTTCCGCCCGCCCTGCCATCGGACCAGCCGGACCAGCCGGACCGGGCTCTCCCTACTCTCCACGGGAACGCACCTAACCCCCCGTCGCGTGGTTCCCGAGCCCCGGGCGCCCTATCTTCTCTCTCTCCTTATTATGTATAGGGCTGTAGGATTTCGAGAGGGTGTCAGCGCGAGGGTCCTAGAGTCCTAGAATCATAGGGTTACAGCGCGCTCTCGACAGGGGCCAAGCGGTAGTCCGGTCCGGTCCGAGGCCTAAGCGACTGGCCTTCCACGGGAAGTGCCCGAGGACCGTCTGTCAGAATCGGCATCGGACTGGTCCGGTAGTCCGAGGGGGTCTGCTGGTCCGATGCCAGTCCGATTCCGTGACCCAAGCGGGGCGGAAGGTCGCATGTCCCGAGCTGGGCAAGCTGCCGGGTGTGAGGGTCGAAGGGTCCGAGGGCGCTAGGGTGCGACGACGCTTAGGGTCCAAGACAGGCGATCCCGCGGACTCCGTCAGTCGCCAGCGGTTCGACGCGCCGCAGTCTTGAAGAGGGCTTTTCGCAGTCCGCACGCCCCCGGCCGTCCGCCCCGACGGTCCGGGGGTCTTGCGGTTCAAGGGTCGCAACGGGGAATGACTGGGGAACAGCAGTCCATACGCCTAATGATGTCATGACCTTAGGTCGTATGACGCACGACTAGGAACCGTGGGTGTGCAGCGTGGCCTTCCTGTCGATGCCCTAGGCCCGCGACATCACACGGGACGCGACCCCCCCCTCGAAAGGGGTAGAAGTGCGGACCCCACCCCCGTACCCCAGGGTTTGACCTCGAGCGCCCGGGGACCTGCATCCGGACGTTTTTCACGCTGGAAAGCGACCCGTACCACCAGTGAAGGCCCCATGACCCGTGGAGAGACCATCCGGAAGGCCATCGCCCTCAAGTCCGACGAGGACGTGATCGACGCGCTCCGTCGCGACCTGCCCGACTCCCTCGAGATGCTCGCCCGCATCGCGTGCGGCGACGTCCCGCGGAACGCCCAGCAGATTCTGAAGGGCATCGAGCTGCAGCTCCGGTTCTCGCAGCCCCTGCCCAAGACGACGATCGAGCACCAGGGCCAGGTCGGCGTGGCAGTCATCGACCCCTACGCCCTCCCGCCCGCCGACTCCGCGGCGCTCCCGGCCCCGCCCGTCGCCGCCCTGCCGCCCATCGTCCGCCGCGCCGGCGCGCCCGAGGCGAGGGCGCTGGCCCTCCCCGCCCGCGTGACGCACGTGCCGGGCTGCGACCGCGGGGTCGACTGCCGCTGCGGCGCCGAGACGGTGCTCTGCGGGCGCTGCGGCCTCCCGCTCGAGGAGCCTCACGAGTGCCCTCCCACCCCCGCCCCTGCCGTCGGGTCCTGAGCATGAACGACGTCGCCGCCGACATCGAGAACTGGTTCCGCTACCACGCGCCGACGGGCGACCAGCCCGCGCGCTACGGGGCGGTCCGCGACGCGGCGAAGTCCCTCGCGCTCGTCATCGCGGCGAACTGCCCGGCCAGCGCCGACCGGACCGCCGCCTTCCGGAAGCTGCGCGAGACCGTCATGACCGCCAACGCGAGCATCGCCCTCGAGGGCTGAGACCATGAGCGCCTCCTCGTCCCGCCGCCGCCAGCTCGCCTCGTTCGAGAAGCCCGCCCGCGCGCCGATGGGCACGACCGGCCAGCCGAAGGGCCCGGCGCGCACCGACCGCGAGGTCGACATCATCCTCGGCCGCAAGCGCCTCGCGGCCTACCTCGAGCACGAGGGCGAGATGTTCGCCGCCCGCGCCCTCCGGGCCCTCCGGACGAAGCGCCTGGTGCTCGTCGGCGCCGCGGTCGTCCTCGCCCTCGTGGTCCTCGCCTACTTCATCGGCTGATCACCATGACCGAGACCCGAGAGCAGCGCCTCGAGCGCCACAAGCACGACGGCTGGATTGGCGTCGACCTCGACGGGACGCTGGCGTTCTACGACGACTGGCGCGGCCCGAGCCACATCGGCGCCCCGGTCCCCGCGATGCTCGATCGCGTGAAGCGGTGGCTCGACGACGGGTACGACGTCCGCATCTTCACGGCCCGGGCCGGCGGCCCCCCGCGCGAGGCCGCGGAAGCGACGGTCCTCATCTGGAAGTGGTGCGAGACGCACATCGGCCGGCAGCTCCCGGTCACCGCGATGAAGGACTACGCGATGGTCGAGCTGTGGGACGACCGGGCCGTGCAGGTCGTGCCGAACACCGGACGCCGCGCGGACGGCGCCGACTAACCACCCGGGGCGGTAGTCCCGTACGGCGCGGGAGCCGGCTGTAAACCGGACGCCTTGGCCCAGGGGGTTCGATTCCCTCCTGCCCCACCACTCTTCACCGGAAGGTCGCCACTCCCCATGTCCGACAAGAACATGTCCCCCAAGCAGATGGCCGAGCATGGCTCCAAGTCGATGGCCGGCGGGAAGCCCTGCTCCGACCACCCGATGGGCGGCACCACCAAGCCCATGCCGATGACCACGCACCCGGCCTCGGGGAAGTAAGGCCACCAACACACCGGCACCGCCTCCGGGCCCGGCCCGCGCGCCTCAAGCCGGTTTCACCCGCCCGCCCCGGAAAGCCGAGACGGGTTCAGCACCACGGTCCAGCGAGACCCGAGCCGGGGAAGTGCCGGCCCCTCTGACCCGTCGGCCGTCGCGCGGAGCGTACCCGCGGGACTGCCGACATCCTACCGATGGCCACCTCCCCCACCTACGTGCTCGGCATCGACGGCGGCCTCGCCCATCTCGGGTGGGCCGTCGCGGAGCTGTGTCCGGGGTGCCGGCCGGAGGTCGTCGAGTCCGGCTGCGTCGAGACGACGAAGAACTCGATCGGCACCGCGGCCGCCGACAACATCCGGCGCGCCCGTGAGGTGGCCCGGGCGCTCGAGGGTGTCGTCGCCCAGTACCGGCCGACGCACATCGTCGCCGAGGCGATGAGCCACCCGCGCAACTCCCGCGCGGCCGCGATGCTCTCCATGAGCTGGGGCGTCATCGCCGCCGTCGCCGAGCGCGCTGGCCTTCCGGTCCAGGTGAAGTCGCCGATGGCGCTGAAGCGCGCGCTGACCGGCAACCAGACCGCCGGCAAGGCCGAGATGATCGCGGCAGTCCTCGAGCTGTACCCCGAGGTGAAGCTGCCGACCCGCGCCGACCTGCGCGAGCACCCCGCCGACGCCGTCGCCGCCATCCACGCGTTCCACGGGGTCACGCCGTGATGACGCTCGAGAAGGCCATCCGCGAGGCGGCCCGGGCCCTGCTCTCGCAGTCGGAGCACCCGCCCCTCTTCTACGTCTCGCGCCAGGAGTGGGAGCGCCGCTTCGGCTCCGGCCCGTGCGAGTGGCCCGTGCGCTTCGTCGACGCGGCCCCGGTGACCCCATGACCGCCTGCCCCCACGTCACGCCGTCCACGCCGCTCCCGCGCCGCACCGTCTGCGCCGACTGCCACGACCTCGAGGTCGAGCAGCTCCGGGCGCGCATCGCTGCGCTGGAGTCCTCGCCCGCCACGATGCTCGTCGTCGGCCCGCCGGCGCCCGCCGCCATCAGGCCTGCCGCCGTGCCGCGCCCCCGGGTCGGAGGCGCCCGCTGATGGCCACGCTCGCCCGCGCCGAGTGCTTCATCCTGACGTGCCTCGGCTGCGGGGCGCGCCGGACGTTCCCTGTCGACCTCTACGACGACCGCGGCCGCGACACCGTGCAGCCCGAGGTGAAGGCCTTCGCGGCGTCGCACCGCGGCTGCCCCGAGCAGCCGGTCCCGCTCCTCCCCGGGGCCCCGGCCTAAGTGGCCCCGAAACCCGTCAATCTCGGCTACTCGCCGCGCCGCTGGCAGGCCGCCGTTCACTCGGCGCGCAAGCGGTTCACGGTCCTCGTCGTCCACCGGCGTGCCGGCAAGACGGTCTTCGCCGAGAAGGAACTGTTCCTCGAGGCGCTGAAGAAGCCCGACGGCCGCTACGCGTACATCGCGCCGTACTACGCCCAGGCGAAGGCCGTCTGCTGGGACCTCCTGAAGAAGGACGCCCAGAAGATTCCGGGCGCCGTCATCCGCGAGTCCGAGCTGAAGATCGAACTGCCGAACGGCGCCACCATCCGCCTGTTCGGCGCCGACAACGCGGACGCGCTCCGCGGCCTCGGCTTCGACGGCGTCGTCATCGACGAGGTCGCGGACATCGACCCCGGCGTCTGGGGCGAGGTCATCCGCCCGGCGCTCGCCGACCGCCTCGGCTGGGCCCTGTTCATCGGGACGCCGAAGGGCATCAACCTCTTCAGCCAGCTCTACTACGACGCGCTGAAGGACGACGCCTGGCACGCGGCGAAGCTGACCTGCTACGAAACTGACGCCCTCGCGCCCGAGGAAATCGAGACCGTCCGGCGCGCGCTCTCCGACCGGCAGTTCCGCGCGGAGAGGCTCTGCGAGTTCGATGCCGGCGGCGTCGACATCCTCATCCCGGGCGACCGGGTGCAGGAGGCGGCGCGCCGCGAGTTCGCCGAGCGCCAGGTCTCCGGGTTCGGCGTCGCGCTCGGCGTCGACCCGGCGCGCTTCGGCGACGACTCCTCGGCGTTCATGCTGCGCCGCGGTCCCGTCGCCTACGGGCTCCGACGCGAGAACGGCCTCGACACGATGGAGGTCGTCGACGTGGCACTGGCCATCGCCGACGAGCACCTCGTGGAGACCATCTTCGTGGACGAGGGCGGCCTCGGCGCCGGCGTCTGCGACCGGCTTCGCCAGCTCGGCAAGAACCCCATCGGCGTGAACTTCGGCTCCGGCTCGCCGAACGCCAAGTACGCGAACACGCGCGCCCGGCTGTGGGGTGAGATGGGCGACTGGCTGCTCCACGGCGGCATCCCCGACGACGTGCAGCTCAAGGCCGACCTGTCGGCCCCGACGTTCAAGTTCGACGCCCGTCACCGCATCGTCCTCGAGTCGAAGGCCGAGATGAAGAAGCGGGGCCTGAAGAGCCCCGACGCGGCCGACGCGCTCGCCCTCACCTTCTACGCCCCCGTCCCGCCCCGCGACGACGTCGAGGCGTCCCACCTTCGCCGCGCTGAACGGAACACGTGCTTCGGCACCGAGTACGACCCGTTCGCGCAGGAGCAGTGATCAATGGGTCTGGGAGGCTGGCTCAAGAAGAACGTCGGCAAGGTCGTCGGCGGCGCCACGCTGGGCCTGCCGGGCCTCATCGCCGGCTACGCCTACGACGCCCTGTCCGGCGGCGGTGGCGGCGACCCGCAGCAGGTTCCGCTGCCCGCGCCGCCGCAGACCGACATGTTCGACGCCCCCGCGATTGCGGCCCGTCAGCGCGCGGCGCGCCGGATGGCCGACGGGTTCGAGCAGACCAAGCACACCTCGACCCGCGGTCTCGAGGCGCTGCCGGGAACCGGGCTGAAGCCGCCGCCGGGCGCCGACGACTACGGTCCGATCATCTCCACGGTGAGTGAGGCCAAGATCAGGCCGGCCCTCGACGCCGCCGCGGCCGCCTCTTCGGCCGCCGCCGCATCCGCCGCCGCGCAGGCCGACGAGGAGCGCCGCCGCCGTGAGGAGCAGCTCCTCATCCTCGCGGCCCAGCAGTCCCAGAACCGTCAGCTCGCGGGGCTCTCCAAGTCATGATCACCTCTCCTCCCGTCAACGCCGTTCCGCGTCAGCCGATCAAGGCACGCATCGCCCAGCGGTTCGAGGCCCTGAAGAACGAGCGCGCCCCCTGGCTCGCCGTCTGGCGGCTCCTCGCCGACTTCATACTGCCGCGACGCTTCCGCGACCAGAACTCGCAGCGGAACCGCCCGGCCCCGAACGACAAGCTCATCAACAACACGCCGACGCAGGCTGCACGCACGCTGGCCAGCGGGCTGATGTCCGGGCTCACCTCGCCGGCGCGCCCCTGGTTCCGCCTCGGCGTTCCCGGCTACCAGTCCTCGCCGGACGTGAAGCTGTGGCTGAACGCGGTCGAGGAGATCATCCGCGAAGTCCTCATCCGGTCGAACGTCTACAACGCGCTCGCCCACGTCTTCGGCGACCTCGGGACGTTCTGCACCGCGGCGATGATCGTCGAGGAGGACGACAAGGACGTGCTCCGCGGGTACGTCTTCCCGCTCGGCTCCTTCGTCCTCACGACCAGCGCGCGCGGCCAGGTGGACGGCCTCATCCGCGACGTCCCGATGACGGTGGGCCAGGTTGTCGAGCAGTTCGGCCGCGACGCCTGCTCGCTCCGCGTCCGTCAGCTCCACGACCGCGGGGACCACGACTCGGTCATCGACGTCATCCACGCCGTCGAGCCGAGCACCGACTACGTCCCCGACGAGGTCGGCGTCCGCGGCATGCCCTGGCGCTCGGTGTGGTTCGAGGCGCGCGAGAACCTGCAGGACGACCGCTTCCTTCGGGTCGCCGGGTTCCACGAGTTCCCGGTCATGGCGCCGCGGTGGAACGTCACCGGCACCGACACCTACGGGACCGGCCCCGGGTTCGACGCGCTCGGCGACGCGAAGGCGCTCCAACTCCTCGAGAAGCGGAAGGCCATGGTGGTCGACCGCATCACGAACCCGCCGATGGTCGGCCCGACCGCGCTGCGCGCCGGCCGTCCCTCGCTCGCGCCGGGCGACGTCGTCTTCCTTGACAAGGTCGCCGGCTCCCAGGGGTTCGAGCCCGCCATCAGCATCCACCCGTCGGCCATCGGGGCGATCGACTCCGTCATCCGCGCCCACGAGGACCGCATCAACACCGCGTTCTACGCGGACCTCTGGCTCGCGCTCACGATGGACGAGCGCAAGCAGCGCGCCACCGCCCGCGAGGTCGCCGAGCGCCACGAGGAGAAGCTCCTGGCCCTCGGGCCGACGCTCGAGCGGCTTCACGACGAGCTGCTCGACAAGCTCATCGAGCGCGTCTTCTCCATCTGCATGCGCCGCGGGCTCCTTCCGCCGCCCCCGGAGGAGCTGCAGGGTCGCTCCATCCGCGTCGAGTACATCTCGACGATGGCGGTGGCGCAGCGCCTCCTCGGCGTCTCCTCCGTGGAGCGCCTGGTCTCGTTCGTCGGGAACATGGCCGCCGCGAAGCCCGAGGCGCTCGACAAGCTGAACATCGACAAGATCGTCGACGACTACGCCGAGATGCTCGGCACGTCGCCCGACCTCCTGTTCTCGGACGATCAGGTCGCCCAGACTCGCACCCGGCGCGCCCAGGCCCAGGCCCAGGCGCAGCAGCAGCAGCTCGCTCTTCAGCAGGGGCCGGAGATCGCGAAGAGCGCCGAGCTTCTCTCGCGCACCGACGTCGGGGGCACCTCCGCGCTGCAGCGGCTCCTCGCCACGCAGACCGGCGGGCCCCTCGGGGCAGCGGCGTGAACTCGTTCCGACACCCGGCGTTCGACGTCGCCGACCACGAGGAGGGCGAGGCGCCCGACCTCGGCCGGATTCGGGAGGAGGCGCTCCTCCTCCAGTCGCAGAACGACCTCCGCGCCGTGATGTCGATCGTGGAGGGTCGCCGGTTCGTTTGGGGTCTTCTCGAGGACTGCGGAGTCTTCGCTCCCAGCTTTGCCAACGAGCCGCTCGCGACCTCCTACAACGAGGGCCGCCGGGCGATCGGCATCGGGCTGATGGTCCGCTGCCAGGCGGAAGCCACCGACCTCTACATCGCCGCGCTTCAGGAGCACCTCGCCGAGGTGAAGAAGACCGCGGAAACCCGGCAGGCCCTCGAGGCCTCCGCACAGGAGAGACAGTAAATGCCCGAGCCCGTCGCCCCCGTCGTCGCTGCTGCCCCTGTCCCCGCCGCGCCTGCGGCTGCCCCGGCGCCTGCGCCGGCCGCTGCGGCACCCGCGCCCGCCGCGCCTGCGCCGGCGGCAGCGCCCGCGGCCCCGGCCGACCCGGGCCTCATCACTCCCCCGGCGGCGGCGCCCGCGGCCCCCGCGAAGATCGAGCTGAAGCTCCCCGAGGGCTGGAAGGCCAACGAGGGGCTCATGGGGAAGTTCCTCCCCATCGCCCAGGAGCTGGGGCTCGACTCCCCGAAGGCCCAGAAGCTCGCGGACGTCTACATCGGCGCCGTCAAGGACAACCTCGAGGCCGCCGACGCCGACTGGAAGAAGCAGCAGGCGACGTGGGCCAGCGAGGTCAAGGCCGACAAGGAGATGGGCGGCCAGGCGTTCGAGACCACGAAGGTCGAGGTGAAGCGGTTCTTCGACGCCTTCGACAAGGACGGTTCCATCCGCAAGGACATCGCCGCCCTCGGCCTCTCGAACCACCCCGCCCTCGTCCGCCTCGCGGTGCGCGCCTCCAAGCTCGTGAAGGAGGACTCGTCCGCGGTCCCCGGCGCGTTCAGCGCGGCCGCCCCGAACGACGAGGCCGTTCTCCGCGCCCGGTTCCCCACGATGTTCCCCCCGCAGTAGCCCGACCGTAACGACTCCCCGGCGGGCACCCGCTCGCTGGGACACCTGTACCTCCGGCGCTGCCGACGCACTGCCGGAACGCTTCCAAAGGAGAAGTTGAATGGCCGCAATCGGCACGCTGTTCCCCACCCTCGTCGACCTGGCGAAGAAGACCGACCCGCAGGGCGGCATCGCCTCCGTCGTCGAGCTTCTCGCGAAGAAGTACTCCTTCATGCAGGACCTGGCCTTCAAGGCCGGCAACCTGCCCACCGGCCACAAGTTCAGCGCGCGGACCGCCCTCCCGTCGCCGACGTGGCGCAAGATCAACCAGGGCATCGCCGCGTCGAAGTCGCAGGTCGACGTGTACGAGGAGTCCTGCGGCATGCTCGAGGGGCTGTCGAAGATCGACTGCGCCCTCGCCGAGCTGAACGGCAACGCCGCCGCGTACCGCGCCGACGAGGACAACGCCTTCGCGGCCGGGTTCGGTCTCGAGATCGCGTCCGCCCTCCTCTACGCGTCCACCCAGGGTGGCACGCTCAACGGCTACGTCGGTGGGCCCGAGAAGATCATGGGTCTCACGCCGCGCTTCAACGCGACGGCCGGCAACCCCGCCTCCGCGCAGATCATCAAGGCCGACACCGGCATCACCGCCTGCACCGCGGCGAAGGGCACCTCGATCTGGCTCGTCGGCTGGAGCCCGGACACCGTCTACGGCATCTACCCGAAGAACTCGGTCGCCGGGTACAAGTCCGAGGACCTCGGCAAGCAGCTCACGAAGGACTCGGGCGGCACGAACGAGTTCACGGCGTACGTCTCGCACCACAAGTGGTCGCTCGGCCTGTGCGTGCAGGACTACCGCTACGTCGCGCGCGTCTGCAACCTCGACACGAGCACGTGGAACGCGGCCATCAGCACGAACACCCCGGACATCGTCAATTCGATGATGGACGCCGTCGCGGCCATCTTCGACATGGGCGCGGTCCAGCCGGTCTTCTACATGAACCGCGCTGCGTTCTCGATGTTCAACAAGCAGCTCAAGGGCAAGACCGCCAACTACCTCGAGTACATCGAGCGCGGCGGCCAGCTCGTCCCGCACTTCCTCGGCGTGCCCATCCGCATCACGGATGCGCTCGTCAGCACCGAGGCGGTCGTCAGCTAACGCTGGCCAGACCTCCACCCACCACAAGGAGAACCCAGCACCATGATTCTCGACGACCTCCTCCGCTGCACCGGCGCCTCGGGCCAGGACCTCACCACGACCGACCCGCAGGTCTCGACGGACTACTTCGACCTCACCTCCGCGGTCCGCCTCAAGGACTACCGCCTGGCCGTCCACGTCTCGGCCATCGGCGGCACCACCCCCGACCTGAAGATCGAGCTGTTCGGGGATTCCGCCACCACCTTCGCCAGCGAGAAGGCCATCTGCTCGCGGACGATCGCGACGGCCGACCTCAAGGCCGGCAAGGTGTACTTCCTCGACATCCCGCCCGCCGCGCCGTTCCGGTACTACCGGGTGAAGTTCACCCAGAGCGGCAACGCGAACAACACGGCCACGGTGGCCTGCTTCCTCACCCCCGAGGACCTCGTGCAGGTCGACGTGCTCCTCGCCGGCGTCGGCACGCCGTAACGAGCTGAACGGCTGAACGGGCCCCTGAGTCACCTCGGGGGCCTTCTTCAGCGGTTCAGCTCTTCCTTTGTTCACGCGCGCGAGGACCCAATGTCCAGCACCTACGCTTCCACCTCTCGGCCTGGTCCCCCTGTCCCCCGGGGGTTCTCTGTCGCCAATACCGGAGGGGCCTCCGCCCTTATTGGCGAGGCATCGAGTCAGGCCGAGACCAACACGCTGGCCGCCGCCGGGGTGAGCATCATCGTCCGGCTCGACCGGCTCGGGGCGACGACCACGTCCACCTCCTCGACGACCGCCGACCCGGGCACGTCCACGTCCTCGACGACTGCTGACCCGGGCACGTCCACGTCCTCGACGACTGCTGACCCGGGCACGTCTACGACCTCGACCACGACGACCACGACCACGACGACGACCGCGGCCCCTCCGGACCCCGGGGTTCTCGACTTCGAATCGACGGGCCTGACGCCTGCGTCGCGTTCCGGAGCTTACGCTCACGGTCACGCGTGGGACGCCGTGTACGGGACCGACTACGACACGGCGCAGAAGCATTCGGGCACCCGGTCCATGAAGTTCGTCGCGGGAACCGGGAACTACAACGCGAAGATGGTTCGCGGGGCGCTCACGCTCCCTGTCTCTGGGTCCGTCACGTTTGAGCGTTGGTTCAGATTTGATGCCCTTGCGACCGACGAGGACGAGATCGACATCTTTGGTCTCGCTCCCGACGCGGAGGTCACGGGATGGAACGCCTGCGTCACGCTCCGCAGGAACGATGGGTCGTCGGCCAACAGCGGGTTCCAGGCATTCACCACGGCCTACGCCCAGACGCACGTCGTCGACTACGCGGACATCACGCCGGGCGAATGGTACCGGCTCGTGATGACAATCGACTGTGACACCAATAAGTACGGGGTCGCCGTCTTCTCGGCTCTCGGTGTTTCGCTCGGGGTGCAGACCGGCATCACCCCGCCCGTCGGTACGTTTGCTGGCGCGTCCCTCTACTCGGTCCTCGGGAACTGCAATGTGGGATCCACGTTCTGGGTCGACGACCTGACGGACGGAGCGTAAGGGCGCCATGGACTCGATCGCGTTCTACGCAGCGGGGACGACCTCTCCCGCTTCCCCGGTGACGGGAGGGACGTTCGATGTCGCGAACGCGGGCGACACCTACGCCCACGTGTTCTTCCTTCCCACCGGGGGCACGGTTGTCAGCCCGGACCGCATTCGCCTGGACCCGGGGACGCGGCAGACGGTCGCCGTGAGCGGCCCGGCGAATGCGGCAATGCGCTACGTCGCCGCGTTCCAGACGTCGCCGTTCGCGACACACACGAAGCGGCTGCAGCTCCAGAAGGACGGCGTGACGAAGGGCATCATCCCCGTCGCGGCGGCGTCTGCGTCGGGGCTCTCGTCGAGGCTCGCGTCGATTCTGGAGGGCTCCAAGGTCGCCGTCTCGGAGGCCGGGACGTACAACGGGGCGGTCATTTACACGCCCGGTCCGTACTACCTGAGCACGTACAACGGGTCGATGTGGGCCCGAGACGTGTTCTACACGGAGGAGGGGGCGAATTACGCATCGGCCGCCGAGATGCGGGCGATGGTCTCGTTCTATCTCTCCCACTCGACCGACCTGCCGATCACGACGTACGACTTCTTCAGCGCGACGGTCACCTACCCGGTCGGCAGCATTCCTGACCACGTGATGAGTACCGGGGTCCCGTCGTGGCTCGCTGGCCCGCCGGAGGCCACCAACCACTACACCGACCGTCCGTCCATCGACAGCCACCTCATCATCTCCCAACTCGCATGGCTCGCCGCCCACAAGGCCGGGTGGGACGCGACGTCCCTGACGTGGCTTGCCGGGGTCGTTGGCACCCTCGAGGCCGCCTACGCTGCCACGCCAAAGAACGGGTCGAGCGGGCTAGTCAAGCAGCACGACACGTCGCAGTGCCCGACCGAGGGGTTCCTCGATAACTACCTCCTCACCGGCGACAACATCCCCTGCTCGGTTCTCGCGGTGGGCGCCGCGCGCGCTCTCGCGGACATCTACGAGGCCCTCGGGAACGCGGTGAAGGTCGCGGAGTGGGAGACCAAGGCGTCCGACATGATCGCCGCCGTTCGTGGCGCTGGCATCTCGGAGACGCTCACCATCGGGGGCGTGGCGACCGACGTCTGGTACCTGCCGTGGACGGTCGGCGGAAACTGCGACGTCTTCAGTCCCGAGTACACCGCGTACGCCGTGCTGCACGGGATTGCGAACCCGACCGAGTCGCGCGGGGCGTCGGACTACTTCGCGGCGCTCTACGCTGCCGACAAGGCCGCGGGAACTGCCGAGGGTGACCTGTTTTGCTTCGGGGCGGGCGTGCGCGGCGCGGTTCGGAACCGCCGCAAGTCGCAGGACTACGCCCCCGGTTCGCAGGCGTGGCCGCCCTGCACGCAGTTCGGGTCGCAGTACTCGCCCTATAGGACCTACCAGAACGGCGGGTATTGGTACGAAAAACTCCTCGGCGTCGCCGCGACGCTCGCGGTCGCTCACATCGACATCGCGCATGAGTGGCTCGGGAACATGGCGTCGGACATCGTCGCCGACGGAACCGGGAACCAGCCGTATGAGCGGGTGGACTACGGCACGACGCCGGTGAACGGGAAGTACAACGCAAGCATCGGTCAGGTGTCCGGAGCTGCGCTCCCGGCCGCCGCGGTGCAGACGTTCAGCGTGGATGCGGACCCGGGCGCGACGACGACCACGTCGACCACCACGACCGCCCCCCCGGGGCCGACCACGACGACCACGCGTCCCCCGGGGACCGGCGCCGTGATCATCCGCGGGGTCGAGGTCGACGAGGACCCGTCGGGCGCGCTCTGCTTCGTCACGGACACGGGACGCGTCGCGTGCGTGGCCCTCGGTGATGCCGCCTCGGCGCGAATCATCGTCCGGACGAGCGTCGGCCCGCGGGGTATCGCGTGAGACTGACGATTGGGCTCCCCTGCTTCAACGCGTACTCGGAGGCCGCGCTCACGCTCCAGGCGCTCAGGCTTGGTCACGACCTGCGAGAGGTGGAGCTGCTCGTCGTGGACAACGGCCAGGACCGCGCGCTCGAGCGGCTCGCTGGGAAGGCCGGGGCGCGGTACGTGCGCGAGGAGAGGCAGGGCCCGGCTCACGCGAAGAACCGTGTCTTCCGGGAGGCTCGCGGAGAGTGGACGCTCTGCATCGACTCGCACGTGATGCTGTGGCCTGGTGCCATCGAGGCGCTCATCCGGTACGGCGTCGAGCACCCGGGTAGCGTTGACGTTCTGCACGGCCCGCTCGTCATGGACTGCGGCAGTAGGGTGATCGACCGGATGGAGAACCGCTGGGGCACCGACAACAAGGTCGGAGTCTGGGGCGCCAGCCGGTCCATCGACTCGCTCCCGCTTGACGCCCCACCCTACGACATCCCGATGCATGGCTGTGGCCTGTTCGCCATGCGGACGGGGGTCTTCTGCGGCTTCCCCGAGACGTGGAGCGGGTTCGCCTGCGAGGAACCGTGGGTCGCCGAGCGCGTCCGGAGGCACGGCGGGCGCGTCCTCCTCCATCCGGCGCTCCGGTGGTGGCACCTCTTCCGGCAGCCGGAGCACCCGGGGCCGTACAGGCCCACCATCAACGACCTGAAGCGCAACTTCTTCATCGCCTATCGCGAGCTTGGGTGGGACCCGTCGCCCGTGATCGCCAGGTACGGCACCGAAGGCCACGCCTCGAACTGACCGGAGCACAACGCCATGTCCAACACGCTTTTCTGGAGTCCCAGCGACGACCCGCACACCACGTCGTACGGGCTCCAGTCCTCGTCGTATCAGGTCGGCCCCTGGGTTGACCTGGCGTCCGTTCCGCACGTGGTCGGCGGCGACGACTACCTGGCCGGCCCCCCGGCTCAGTTCTTCTTCGTCGACGCGTCGGGCACCCTCGGGACGTGGTACCGCCTGCGCGCGGTCGACGACGCGGGCCTGGCTAGCGACTGGAGCTATCCGTTCCAGGTGGGGGAGACGACCGACAGCGCCTCGACCAGCGTCCTCGAGGTCGTTCAGATGGCGCTGGGGTGCATCGGCGACACGGGCGTCGTCACCAGCATCACGTCACCCCAGACCAAGGCCGAGCGGTTCGCCGCGCTTCACTACTCCCGGACCCGCGACACCATTCTTCGCAAGGTCTCCCCGAGCTGGGCCACGCGCCGCGGGGCCCTCGTGCAGCTCACGGACAGCGTGCGAGACGGGTGGGGCTACGTCTACATGGCCCCGCCCGACATGCTCCGCGTGCTGGCCTTCGACCTCGGGTACCGCGGGTCGGTCAAGCCGACTGACGTCCGGTGGGCAATCGAGGCGAACAACCTCGGGTCCGGCTGGGTGCTGACGTCGGACTTCGCGCCGCCGGCGAGCGTGGCCTACGTCGCGCAGATTACCGATCCCTCCGTCTGGACCCCCGACTTTCTCGAGGCCGTCGTCTGGGGCCTCGCGGCGAAACTCGCTCTGCCGATGGGGGTGCCGACCGAGAAGGCGTCCACCGCGTTCTCGATGGCGCGGCTCCGGCTGAACGAGGCCATCGCCGACGACGCGAACGACGGCCGGACCGACCCGCCGCCCGACAGCGAGATCATCACCGCCCGAAGCTGGTAGTCCGACCCAGGAGCGAGTCCCCGGGTCGGGTCGCGCCCAGCCCCCTACCGCACCACTGTCGAAAGGATGTCGATCACCATGCTTCTCCGGCAGTCTGGATTCCATGGCGGCGAGGTCTCGCCGAGCCTGATGTCTCGAACTGACGTGGACGCGCTCCATGTCTCCGTGGCGACGATGAGGAACTTCGTCCCCTCGCCCGCTGGGTCTGCGTCAAACCGGGCGGGGTTTGAGCATATTGCGCCCGTCTTTCAGGAGCACGACGTCTCTCCCAGTAGGTCTCGACTCCTGCCGTTCGTCTTTAGTTCGGGGCAGGCGTACCTCATCGAACTGGCGCACGGCAGGTTCCGTATCTTTGAGAAGGGAATCCAGATTGATGAGGGCATTGGACCGTTCGTGAACGGGCAACTGACCAATCCGGATTGGGTCCTGAACTACGTTCAGAGCGGCGACACGCTTACGCTGTTCCCTAGCCAGGGGGATACCGACTCTTTCGTCCGTGACTCCAGTTATGG